TGGAACTGCAGAGCCTTTGTCCATGTTCTGAAAACGGGCTCTAACTGCCTTACTGACGGCAGTTTCTTGACCGAATTCATCAAGCCTTTGCCAACTGAATATAGCAAAGGTAATCTGGCGTGGCTTGAAAACAGGTATCTGCATACCCGCAATGTTTGCCAGCTGGTAAGAGTGTTCTCTACCAACAGGCTCCGATGACAGCACCACGCTATTGGCTGCCAACCTTACAAAATACAACATACTCGTGTATTTTAAGATTTAAAAAATTACGATAGACCTGTTCTTCAAGCCTAAAGGCAACGGGGGTAAAACCGTCACGATTTTTAGTTAGGGAGCAGTATATTAGGACCCATTCACAATGCAAAACACACTTTCAAAATTTTGGGCAAAAAAAAATTTTTTATATACCTTTAATGGTGTTATTATTATTATATTATAATAAACGGTTGTATATGGAAAATTTTGATGAAAACTATGAAGATGAGTTTGATGATGATTTCACTATAAGTGAAAAGTTATTAAACAAAGAACTTTTGTTAAAGGAAGCTTTTTATAATTCTTATTTGTTAATTACTAAACAGACTGAATTTGATAAGTTGTTTGAGGATACTAAAGTTGTAGTTATTGCTCATGATACAGAGAGTGATATTGATAAAGATGTTATAGATAATGTTATTAGTTATTATGAAGATGAAGAAGATTATGAAAAGTGTGCTGAGTTATTAAAGATTAGTAAGTCATTGTCATAGGCAAATATAGTAAAACTTTTTTTATTTAAACATAAAGAGTATATTTGTTTTTTTAATTAATTAAACTGTATACAAATGGCTAAGAAAGTTTCAATGACTAAAGATTCTATGAAAGAAAAGAAAGAACAAATGGATTCTTTTTACAAAGAGAATATGAAGTATTTGACTACTCAAGTTGAGTATGAGAAGTTATTAACTGAGATAGAGAAGTTAAGAGCAGAAAGGATTAATGCTCAGATGTTTATTGCTCAGGCTTTAGTAAATAAGGAAGGTGATGATCAACAGGCTGTTGAAAAAGGGGAGTAGGGGAGCTGAAGTCATCAAAGTACAACAAGTTTTAAAAATTAGAATGAATGGTTATTTTGATGATATAACAGAACAAGCTGTAATCAATTACCAATTATCTAAAGGTTTAAAACCTGATGGTATAGTTGGTGGTATGACTTGGACAGCTCTTCTTACAGAAACTGGTGAAATATTTAGTGACATATCTCAAGATACTGATTTAAGCAGTAATTATTTTACCACAGAGTTTAATAGTAAAATACATAGGTATTATTTAGACAGAGGGCAATATTTAGATTACAAAAGTAAAAATGAATATTTGTTCTTACATCATACGGCTGGTAATGATAATCCATTTAAAACTATTGATTATTGGAATAGGGATAACAGAGGAAGGGTTGCTACAGAATTTGTAATTGGTGGTCAGAATTATAGAACTGGTAGTGATGCTTTTGATGGTATTGTAGTACAATCGTTTCCTGAAACAGGTTATGGATGGCATTTAGGAAAGACAGGCTCTGGGCATATGAATAAAAAATCTGTTGGTATAGAATTATGTTCTATTGGTTACTTAGAAGATGGTATTAGTTGGGTAGGTAAAAAGGCAATAGAAAGTCAGATTATAAATCTTACAGAACCTTTTAGAGGTAAAAATCAATTTCATAAATATTCGGATGCTCAAATAGAAGAGACAAGAAAGCTAATTAAATACATAGCTGAAAGAGATGGTATTAATATTAGAGAAGGTTTGCAAAGGTTTATTCGTGAAAAAGGAGCTGTAAAAGCTTTTGGTTTTGATGAAGATGCATACTATGGAAAAGTAAAAGGTTTGTTATCTCACGGTAATGTACGTAAAGATAAAACTGATATATATCCTGACCAAAGATTTATTGATATGATAATGAGTTTGTAATATGGCAGTTGTAAAAAAAGTAAATCAAAAATTAAAAGTAGATATTAATACGTCTATAAAATATCAAATACTTACTTATTGTTTTTTCAAAGGTTTATGGATTAGTAATACAGAGTTAAATATGTTATCTGAACTAGCTAAAGAACCTAACACAGAACTCACCATATTTTGCAGAAATATAGCAGATAAAGAAATGTTTGGTAGCGAGCAATCTGCTCGTAATGCTATAAATAAAATGGCAAAAAAAGGGTTGATTTCTAAAGATGGAAAAAATAAGAAAACAATAAGTTTATTAGAAGATATTAATGTACAAACAGATGGAATTGTTTTACTGGATATTAAAATATTAGGTAGTGAATCCGAAAAAGTATAAAGTATTCAAAGAAGGTTTAGATAAAGAATTTGATGTACCTGAGGAAGTAGTAGATGATTTAATAAATTTTTATTACACTGAGGTACGTCAGGCTTTGTCTGAATTTAAAGACATTAATATCAATGTAGAAAATTTAGGAACATTCACTTTAAAAAAGAATAAATTGGAAAAGTCAATATTGAAAAATAAAAACATAGTTAATAAATTAAAAAGGGATGACCAAACGGTGTCCAAAAAGTATGAAGCTATTGTTGAAAAACTAGAAAAACAAACTAAAGCACTAGATAAGTTATTAGAGTCAATTTCTAAAAGAAAACAGTTTAAAGAAAACAAATGAAATTTTTAAAATACTTAGATGCGTTCAAGAATACTGGAAAGATAATGGAAGGTATTAAAAACAAATTGTTTAAAAAAGAGCATGTAGAGGCTGAAGCAGCTTATAGAATGTTCTTATGCAATAAGTGTGAATATATTGATAAAGATGGTAAAGACTGTTTAGTGCCTGGAACTCAACCATGTTGTTCTCAATGCGGTTGCAGTTTAGAATTTAAAACAAGATCTCTTTCTTCTAGTTGTCCAAAAGGTTATTGGAAAGCTCTCATGAATGAAGAAGAAGAAGAAGCTCTTAATAAAATGTTAAACGATGACTAACTATGTAACTAAAGAAGAACATGTCTATAATAAAATTTTAGAATATGAAAAGCAGTATTCTAATAATTTTGAATTAGGTGAAAGAGTAAGAGATTTAATCAGAGGTTTAAAATTAAAATAGATGCCTTTAATATTTAAAGAAAAAGAGCATAAGTACGAAAGTACTGATGAAGATATTAAGTGGACTAGCGTAACCACATTAGTTTCCAAACTAAAAGAGAAGTTTGATAAGGAAAAGACTGCAAAAAAATGTTCAGCAAATAAAAATTCAAAGTGGTATAAAATACCTCCTTCAGAAATACTTAAAATATGGGATTCTGAAACAAATCGTGCTTTGAAGTTAGGTAACTTTTATCATAACACCAAAGAAGAAAATTTGTTGAAAAATGATCACATTTTTTTAAATGGAAAAAAGATACCTATACACAAATCTATAATTGATACTGCTTCTGGAGATAAAGTTGCCCCATTACAAAAATTGAAAGAAGGTATATATCCAGAACATTTTACATATTTAAAATCAGTTGGTATTTGTGGTCAAGCAGATTATGTAGAAGTTATTGATGGAAAAGTTAATATTACTGATTATAAAACCAACAAGAAAATTGAAAAGAATAGCTATGTTAATTGGGAAGGAATATCTAAAAAACTATACAGCCCGTTGAGTCATTTAGAAGATTGTAATTTTAATCATTATAGTTTACAAATGTCTATTTATATGTATATGATTTTAAAACACAATCCTAAATTAAAACCAGGAAAGTTAACTTTATTGCATATATTGTTTGATCAAATAGATGAGGATAAGTATGGTTATCCTAAATATAAACATGTAAAAGGAAAACCTGTAATAAAAGAAGAAGTTGAATATGATATACCATACCTAAAAAATGAAGTAATTAGCTTATTAAAGTGGTGGAAACTAAATAGAAAATAATATGATAGTCAAATTATTTGATATACAAAACGGCAATATAATTCCCTCTGAGCATTGTTATGCTATTAAATTCTTAAAGAAAATTATGGATGAATATCCTGATTCTTACATGAGTATATATAAATATTTATTTTATATGACATGTCCTGATCCTGATTTTAATCCTTTTTTCCATCTTCCAGAAAATGAAAAAGAAGAAATGATAATAGAAGAGGTTGAGTTAGAAGATTCTACAGAAGATGAGACTATAATAAATGCTTTAGAAAGATGTAAACAAATGTATCAAACACCTACACATCGTGCATATTTGGGTATTAAAATAGCACTTGATAATATGGCAATATATTTAGCCAATACTCAAATATCAGATGGTAGAGATGGTAATATAAGTCAAATTAGAGCTGTTGCTAAAGATTTTGATTCAATTCGTCAATCATTTAAAGGAGCTTATAAAGATTTACAAGATGAGCAAAAGACTTCTGTAAGAGGAGGTCAAGGATTAGCTTATGATCAATTATAAATTATGGAAAATAAAGAACCACATTACTATACAGGTAAAAGATATAAGTATAGTGCACGTAAGGTAGTAGAAGATTTTGATTTATCATATAATATTGGCACAGCAGTAACTTATTTACTGAGAGCTAATAGAAAACATGAATCTCCTATTGATGATATAGAAAAAGCTATTAATCATTTACAATTTGAATTAGAAAAATTAAGCTATGAAAGTTATACCAGTGGGGATGAAGATCCTAGTTAAAGAAGCAGAAGTAGAAAAATACTTTAAAGGAACTAACATTTTAATACCCGCACCACAAAGAAAATCTAAATCCGAAGGTGTTGTAGTAGGAATTGGAGAAGGGGTTTCTGAAATAAAAGTAGGAGACACAATTAAGTATAGTGACAAAGCTTCAAAGATATTAATGGAGCATAATGGAGAAGATCATTATCTTATTAATAAAGGTGATGTTTTTGCAATAATAAAATATGAGTAGAATAATTCCCACATATGAAAATGGTAATTGGACAGAAACTGAATTTGAAACAG